GGTAGCTCAAGCGCTAACTCAGGAATCAATGCCAAGACGGAAGAGCCGCATCGATAGCGCGGCCGAAGCGGTGCGGGTCGTGTCGGCTTCGGGCCGGCCGATAGAGCCGCCCAGCAATGTGCCGCTTGAGGCCTGCGACCTACCATTTTTCGCGAGCGTTATCGCGGAGTTTGCGCGGGCCGACTGGACGGCGCACCAGCTTGAGCTTGCCGCGATGCTTGCCCGCACGATGGCCGATTTGGCGCGCGAGCAGCTTTTGCTCCGAGATGAAGGCTCGATCGCGTACAGCGAAAAAGGCACGCCGGTCGCAAACCCACGGAAGACGATTGTGCAAATGCACGCCGGCTCGATCTTGAGCTTCCGGCGGTCGCTGGCGCTGAACGCGCGCGCACAAGCCGGCGAGGCAAGAGACATCGCAAGCCGGAGAGATGCAGCGAAGCGCCTTGAAAACATCGGCAGCCTTCAGGACGACGACTTGATCGCGAGACCGAATTGACCCGAGGCGAGAAAGTCATCGCGTTCATCGAGCGGTTCTGCAGGGTTCCCGAAGGGGTGCTGTTGGGTCAGCCGGTGCGTCTGCTGGACTTCCAGAGGCGGTTCATTCTGGATGTTTACGACAATCCTGCCCGGACCTCGCGGGCCTATCTGTCGATGGCGCGGAAGAACGCCAAGACCGCCACGATCTCAATGATGGCGCTTGCGCACATCGTCGGGCCGGAGGCCTATCAGAACAGCCGTATCGTGTCGGGAGCGCAGACCAGGAAGCAGGCCGGCGAGGTCTACAATTACGCCGCCAAGATGGTCGCGATGTCGGCTGATCTACGAAAGGTAGTCAAGCCGATCCCGAGCCAGAAGATCCTCATCGGCCTACCGATGAACGTCGAGTATCAGGCAATCTCGGCCGACGCGAAGGGCGCGCACGGCGGTTCGCCGATCGTCGCGATTCTGGATGAGGTCGGCCAGGTCCGCGGGCCTTATGACGCCTTTATCGAAGCGATCGAGACATCGCAGGGCGCCTATGAGGGCCGGGCGCTGTTGATCGCGATCTCTACACAGGCGCCGACGGACAACGATCTTTTTTCGCGCTGGCTCGACGCCGCCGAGATATCAAAAGACCCTCGGATTGTGCGGCACGTCTATTCGGCGCCCGATGATGCCGACCTGTTGGACCGCGAGGCGTGGCGGGATGCCAATCCGGCGCTTGGCGTGTTCCGGTCGCTCTCTGATGTCGAAGAGGCGGCAGAGCGCGCGGCGCAATTGCCAACATCGGAGACGACGTTCCGCTGGCTCTTCCTGAACCAGCGGGTCGATGCGTCGTCGCCGTTCGTGTCACGCAAGGTTTGGGCCGGATGTGATGCCAAGCCGGCTGCGATCGATGACGTGCCGGTCTACGGCGGCCTTGACCTGTCGGAGACTGCGGACCTGACGGCGCTGGTGCTGATGGGGCGCCTCGATGGCGTCTGGCAGGTGCATCCGCGGTTCTGGTTGCCGGCCGATGGCCTCGCCGACAAGGCGCGCAAAGATCGCGTGCCCTATGACGTGTGGCACCGCGACGGCTTGCTGATGGCGGCACCGGGCAAGAGTGTCGATTACGAGTATGTTGCCGAGCACCTGCGCGCCATGTGCGATCGGCTCGACGTGCGGAAGATAGCGTTCGACCGCTGGGGCTTTAAGCACCTGCGGCCGTGGCTCGTCAAGGCGGGCTTCGGCGAAGCGGAGATCGACGAAACATTCGTCGAGTTTGGGCAAGGCTACCAATCGATGTCGCCGGCGCTGCGCGATCTTGAGGGCGAGCTGCTGAACGGTCGCGTGGCGCACGGCAACCATCCGGTGCTGACGATGTGCGCCGCGAACGCTGTGGTGAAGGCCGATCCGGCGGGCAATCGCAAGCTGGCAAAGGACAAGAGCGCCGGCCGCATTGACGGAATGGTGGCGCTGGCGATGGCGGTCGGTGTCGCGCCGCTCGAAGACGGTCCCGAGCCGGAATATCAGCTGATGTTCCTCGGCGCCGCCTGAGCTTCAGGAATCTGCCAATGAACCGAGCCTATGCAACGCTCACCGTCAAGGCGGTGAACGAGGACCAGCGCATCATCACGGGCATTGCGACGACGCCAAGCCCGGATCGCGTTGGCGATATCGTCGAGCCGCTGGGCGTGAAGTTCAAGAACCCACTGCCGCTGCTGCACCAGCACAATTCGGATGAGCCGGTCGGCACCGTCCAGTTCAAGCAGCCGACAAAGGACGGCATCAGCTTTGAGGCGCGGCTGCCGCAGCTCGACGAGCCGCCGAGCCTCAAGGATCGCATCGACACCGCATGGGCCGAGATCAAGTCCGGCCTGGTGCGCGGCGTTTCGATTGGCTTCCGCTCGCTCGAGCACTCGTTCATGGAAGACGGCGGTATCCGGTTCATTCAAACCGAAGTGCTGGAACTGTCGCTGGTCACGATCCCGGCGAACCAGGACGCCACGATACAGACCATCAAATCGACCGACGCAAAGCTGCTGGCCGCGCTGGGCCACGAGCAGCCGAGCGTCAACGAGCAGAGAGCGGTCGCGGGCCTATCTCCGCTTCCCACCCGGCCCGGCGCTGCGGGCAATCCGAAACCGATTGTCAGGCTGGGAGCCAAGGCAATGCCAAAACCCATCAGCGAACAGATCACCGATTTTACGAACGTGCGCGCCGAAAAGGCCGCGCGAATGCTCGCCATCATGGAGGGTGCCGGCGAGAAAGGCGAAACCCTCGATGAAGCGCAGCAACAGGAATACGACGGCCTCGATACCGAGCTGAAGTCGATCGATGAACATCTCGATCGGCTGCGAAAGGCGGAAAAGCTCGCCGTCGCATCCGCAAAGCCGGTCAACGGCACCACGAACGAGGAGGGGACTGCATCGCGCGGCGCCGGCGGGCCGATCGTGACTTCGATGCGCCGCAACCTGCAGCCGGGGATCGAATTCACCCGTTACGCCATGTCGCTGCTGCAGTCGAAGGGCAACCCCGACGTTGCGCTGAAGATCGCCGAGAACCGCTATCCCGACGATCAACGCGTGCACAATGTGCTGAAGGCGGCGGTTGCGGCCGGCACCACCACCGATCCGACCTGGGCCGGGGCGCTGGTGCAGTATCAGGACATCGCCAGCGACTTCATCGACTATCTGCGGCCGATGACGATCATCGGGAAGTTCGGCACGAACGGCATCCCGCCGCTGCGCGCGATCCCGTTCAACGTGCGCGTCAAGCGGCAGACCAGCGGCGGCGAAGCCTATTGGGTCGGGGAAGGCCAACCGAAGCCGTTGACCAGCTTCGATTTCGACACGGTAACCCTGCGCTGGGCCAAGATCGCCAACATCGCGGTGCTGACCGATGAGCAGGTCAGGTTCTCGTCGCCGAATGCCGAAACGACCGTGCGCACCGCGTTGGCCGAAGCAATCATTGCCCGCGAGGACATCACGTTCATTGATCCGAGCGTGACGGCCATCGCGGACACCCGGCCGGCCTCGATCACCAACGGCGCGACATCGCACGCATCGAGCGGTACCGACGAAGCCGCGGCGCGGACGGATGTCGGCGTGCTGATGACTGCGCTCGCCAACGCGAATCTGCCCTATTCGCAGGCCGTGTGGATCATGAACAGCGCCGCGGCAATCCAGCTGTTCTTGATGCAGAACGCGCTAGGTCAGCCGTCTTTCCCCGGCATGCTGGCGACCGGCGGGATGTTCATGGGCAGGCCGGTCATTGTGTCGGACCACATCGTGCCGACCGGCTCGCCGTCGACCAGCATCATCGTTCTGATGATTCCGCAGGAGGTCTACCTGTCGGATGATGGGCAGGTGATGGTCGATGCCAGCCGCGAAGCGTCGCTGCAAATGGACGACTCGCCGACGATGGCCTCGACAAGCGGCTCGCCCGCGACGCCGACGGCAACCAGCGTCGTCAGCATGTTCCAGACCAATTCGGTTGCCATCCGCGCCGAGCGGTACATCAACTGGGCGCGGCGCCGCGATGCCGCGGTCCAGTATCTGACGGGCGTTGCTTACGCAGCGTAACTGCTACCGGAATCAGGCGGCTTCTGGTATAATTCTCATGCAAAACGCAGGGGGAAACCAGAAGCCGCCCTTTGGCGCGGGGTTCATGCGATATTCAGATGCCGCTTCTGGATATCGGTCACGGAGCGGCGGTTCTGGCGTCTCTCGAAATGATTTGGCCAGCAACGCTAAGGTGGGTAACGGAGCCGCATGGCGGTTTCGGAATGCCTTGTCATGCAACGTTAAGGCGGGGCGTTGTGCGGTCTGTCAATGCGTGGCCTCGCGGTTCAGGATAGTCGCCGTAGGTCAAGTTAGGCCGGGGATTGGTCAGTAGCGGCGTGAAACTGACCGTCGCCGACAAAAGATGGGCCGGGCAAACCGTGATAATCGGGGCGCCCGGTCCATCGTTGCCCGTCCTCGCGGAGCAATGCCGGGACTTCCCCCGCATCATAGCTGTGAACGATGCGGTTCAACTCCTGCCGAACGCAGCGATTTGCTATAGCTGCGACGCGCAATGGTGGGAAGCGCGACCTGGCATCCCAGGCTTCTCCGGCGAGCGTTGGACTTCATTCAGTCTGAGTCCGAAAAACATAAAATCTCCGGAGCTTGTAGCGAAGATCGCTCTGAAGGTAATCCGAGGCGAAGATAAGCCTGGGTTTTCACTTGATTCCGCCTGCATTCGATACAGCTCTAATTCTGGCTTCCAGGCCGTTAACCTCGCGATCCTCTTTGGCGCCGATCCGATCATCCTTATCGGCTTCGATATGCGCCACATCGACGGGAAATCGCATTTCTTCGGCAACCACAAAGCGCCGCTTCGAGAATCGACCCAATTCGGTGTCTGGTGCGCCAAGTTCGCGAAAGCCGCTGAGATGCTCGGCCCGACGCCGCGGATTATCAATGCTACGCCCGGCAGCGCATTGACCTGCTTCCCCTACGTACCGCTCGCTGAAGCGCTCGGCCAAAGGATCGCTGCATGAAACTGATCGCGCTGAAATCGATGGGCCGGCTGCGGCCCGGCGACGAATTCGAGGTCAACCGCACCCAAGCGCGGGCGCTGAAGGCACTCAAGAAGGCCGAGGATGCTCCTATCGCGTCGCCGGCCGATGTCGAGCGCGACGAGCTGCGGGCGCGAGCCGAGGCCGCCGGCATCGAGGTAGATGGGCGCTGGGGCGCCGAACGGCTGCAACAGGAAATCGCCGCCGCCGAGCAGCCGCCTCCCCGTACAGCGCCGCGCTTCTATCGGCGCCGCGATATGCAGCCCGAGGAATAATCCTCGATGGCGCTGCTGATTGACCAATACGGCCGCGAGCTGCCGCCCGTCGAAAAGGCGGCGGTGCCAGCCATGCGCCCGAGCGATATCGTTGGCGATGCCGGCTGGTGGCCGGTCATCCGGGAACCCTTTGCCGGGGCGTGGCAGCGAAACCTTGAAGTGCGCGCCGACACGGTTGTCAGCAATGTGACCGTGTTTCGCTGCGTCTCGATGATCGCCAGCGACATCGCGAAGATGCGGCTGAAGCTGATTACCCAGACATCACCAGGCGTTTGGGAAGAGGCCGACAATCCAGCATGGTCGCCGGTCATCCGCAAGCCGAACCATTTCCAGAATCGTATCCAGTTTTTTGAGAACTGGATGCTGAGCAAGCTGAACGCGGGCAATACCTACGCGCTGAAGCAGCGCGACGCGCGCAGCGTCGTGACGCAGCAATATGTGCTCGATCCGCGCCGCGTGCACCCGCTCGTCGCGCCGGGCGGCGACGTGTTCTACCAGCTGTATTCGGATGACCTCGCCGGCATGGGCGAACAGGTCACGGTGCCGGCCAGCGAGATTGTTCACGATCGCTGGAATTGCCTGTTTCACCCGCTCTGCGGGTTGTCGCCGATCTTCGCCAACGGCCTTTCCGCGACGCAGGGTCTCCGCATCCAAGAGCACTCGACGCAGTTT